TGGACGTGGCACCTAAGTTGACAGAATTCACGGGCTCTCAACTGCTGCGGTACAAAGCAAATATAGAGAGACATGAAAAGCGGCTTGCCGCTCTCTGTGGCCGGGCGCCAGAGACGGCGCTGTCAGCCGACGATCTCGACAAGATCATGGTTAATCTTCATGAAGACGATGCCGATACATCGTTTGGCCAGTATCTGGCCGAGCGCACTGAAGAAATAAGGAGCAAGCTAGTGGAAGACAGCGACGCTCTGTAATCAGCAACGCGTAATCAACCAACCAACCCAAGGAGCAAAATCATGGAAACAACAGGAACATTGACAATCAAAATTTATGTGGTAACTTTATACGGTGACACGCCTAAAGGAGCATGCCTAACAATAAAGACTGTAAAATACATTACTGAATCTGAAGCTACTAAGTTAGTGACTGCACATCGTGCTTACTGTGCAGGTAAAAACAATTACGTTTACCTATTTACCATAGACCCAATACAGTTATAAACTGCAACGCGCTGCGAAGCGCAACTAAACAACCCGGACTAATCACCCGGGTTTTTCTTTGCCTGAAAATTGTGACACTGGCAGGCAGCGAAGCCACTGGCGAAGCCCGAAGCCGAAGGCCAAAGCCAAGCAGTGCGAAGCATGGGGGGGGGGAAGGCCTTTTTGATGTGCGTTGTTACGTGTTATCCTATGTAACCCTCAAAATTTTACTAAACTTTTTTACACTAATATATGATTGCTGTACCAGCAAGCGGCTGCTGCTTTGCAAACAAGCTAAATACTCTCGATTCATCTAAGCAGTTACTATCGTAAACAAACTAAACTAATACCTATGAGTGGAATATCAAAAGTCTTTTCAACTATAGATAGTCTTAAGAGAGTTCTTAGTGACTATGTGAGTTCCCCGCTAGAATTTATAAAGCGAGCTGGTGCCGGGGCGCGTGAACAGGGCGTGGATAAGCCGCGGCTGTCGGATGCGGAAATGCAGGAAAAGATAAAAGATGTAGCCATGGATTTTATGCCTGGCGCTATTGGTAAGATTCTCTTTCATGGCGGACAGCAAGCAATTACTAAAGTTAACCCAGAGCTTGCACAGAACATAGTTAAGGGACCTGGATTCTATCTAAGTAATATACTGAACACCCCACTTAACTTTGCTACGAGTGGTGGCAAGCGATCTGGCGTAATTAGTGCATTTGATCTACCAGACTCTGCGTATGCAAAAATGCTACGACTTAATGACAAGTCTATTAGCAAGTATCCTGACCTAGAGCCGCAAATTGCTAAGTTAATGAAGGACATTCCAGCTCTCCGCACTGCGGCAATAGACCATATTAAGTTTATGCGCGAGGCTGATCCGACACTTTCGCCAGATAAGATAATTACTGGCGAGTGGATTGACGATAAACTTACTAGGATGTTTAGTCGTACAGGTGTACCAGTAGTATTAGGCAATGCAGGAATTCCAGGCAAAACTTGGCAGTATTCACATGAGCGTCCAGCAGATTTAGCTTCAGTAGTCTTTCCAGACTACAGCAAGCTACTTGAGCCTATAGCACAGCTAAGGGTAGAACCTGGAATAGCTGGAGCCATGGCAGCTAATAAAGCCATGAAATCAATACTGGGAATAACAAAATGAACACCACCAAAGAGCATATCATCTCATTGCTAGCACAGGGCATACCAGCTGCGCAGGTAGCGGCAGCGGCTGGAGTCACGGAGTCCTACGTATCTCAGGTGCGCAATGACCCGGAACTAGCGGCCCTGATAAGCGCAGCAGCTACGGGCAAGATTGAGGCGGGCGCCCAGTTTGACACTACGCTGGAACGCGCTGAACTTATGGCGCTTGAGAAGATCGAAAAGAATCTGCCGTTTGCTAACATGGGACAAGCTATGGCTGCTTTCCGCATTCTAAACAGTGCCCGGAAGCGTAGCGATGCTTTTGCAGCACCACAGGATACCAGCACAAACATCACAGTTAATCTAACACTGCCAGCAGCAGCGGCTGCAAAGTATGTAGTTAATCAGTCGAACGAAATTGTTGAAGTAGAAGGACAGACTATGATCACAGCTACAGCTAAGAGCATTGATTCCATACTTGCATCCAGAGCAGGCAGTGCGCTGACGCAGCCTAAGCTGACTACACTAAATCGCGCGGCTGGAATACTGGCGCAAGTGAGCCCCTTCAATAGCATGCAGCAAACTAATAGGACTGTGCGTAGATTGCCCACGGCTCTTAGTGCTGACGTGCTGTAACATTATGATAATTCTCTTTACCAGGATACCTAAATAGCTAACTTTGGAAACCACTCATGCCAACTATCCCAAAAGACTGCCCATACGATGGCGTAACAGAGCGCAGATCAGACAACGACCACGCTATTAGGCTAGCCCTACTTGAGCAAGCAATGGATTCCATTAGAAGTCAACTTAGTGGTATAAACTCCAGCATCCAGAAGTTGGTATGGCTAGTACTAGCTGCGCTAATCATGGCAGTACTCAAATTGATTCTCTTACCTAATTAACTTTACTGCTATGATTTACACAATCCGCATACATGAAGTTGACTCTACAGTTACTTACTTAGGTAGAGCATCTCCTGGCAGCTTAGAAACTGCAGAAGTTTGGCAACTGCAGAAGCTAGAAACTATAGCTGGAACCTTACGCATACTCTACCCAGAGGGTGAGCACGGTTTTAACTATCCTTGGTCACAGCACGAATCTTACACTTACCTATAAAGGACTACTATGGCAACCTCAGCTTTTAACAAATTCAACGACTTTAGTGAGCAGTTTGTACGTGGCGTACATGACTTCGACGCGCATGTGTTTAAGGTAGTGCTGACAAATACGGCACCTGTAGCTACTAATACCGTACTTGCTGACATTGTTCAGTTGGCTAATGGCGGTGGCTATAGTACTGGTGGCGCTGCAACTACAATTACTATTTCGGAGACAGCTGGAACTACTACAGTGCAAGGTACGCAAGTAGTATTCACAGGTACTGGTTCTGGCTTTGGCCCGTTCCGTTACGTTGTTATCTACAATGATACAGCAACAGCTCCAGCAGACGCGCTGGTAGCTTGGGGTGATTACGGCTCAAGCATCTCTGTAGGTGACACTGAGACTATTACTGTTAAGTTTAACAATGCTAGTCCGGGCACCCTGTTTACCCTAGCCTAAACCACGTAAATAGTTTAAACTGCAATGGCACTCGCGTATGTTGGTGGTACTAGTGGAACTGGTACTACTGCAACCTATACTGTTAGTCTAACTGGGCTAACTGGAGGACTTGCATCTGCTCCCGCGGAAGGCGACGTTGTAGTAGTATTCTCTGGTTTTGGCAACACAGCTAGCAGCGCACCAGGCATCAGCGGTAATAATTCCGGTGCATACAATGTAGCTACTGCCGCACAGCACGTAAATGATACCTGGGATACAGAGTTTGGCAGCTTTTATATGGTTATGGGGACAACCCCAGATACCTCGTTAACAGCTAGTAGAACTGACAACGCAGCTTACGGAGGTGCTACCAACGTACATGTTTGGCGGGGCGTAGATACCGCTAGTCCATTTATTGGCGCGGCTATAGCTAGTGGCTTTAATGGTAATGTAATTGACGCACCCTCATATGATCCAGCTGTAGCAGATGCAATAGTAATTGCGGGTGGAGCTGGCACCCTGGGCGCAGGTGCGTCTGCACACACAGCTATGCCTGGTGCCGCTAATCTGTTATTGACTACCGGAACTGGCACTACTTCAGACATCTCGCTGGTAATGGGGTCATATAGCTACGCAGGTGTAGCCATTGATCCTGATGCCTGCACCGGCGCTACTGCTGACAAAGCCGCATCTTGGGCTGGCGTAACTTTAGCAATACGTCCAAGAGTAGTTAACAACTATGTACTTGATATAACTACTGCTACTTTTGCAGTTACAGGTTTTTCGCTGGATTTAACATATCTTCCAGCAGCCCAACACTACGAACTAATTGTTACTCCTAGCTCGCTAGCGTTAACTACTGCTGACATCTATAGCTACGCGGCAAAGGTATTACCTACTACTGCAGCAACCCTTTCCGTAGACTTTGCGTCTAGCGTAACCCTGTTTGACGCAGTAGCTAGTATAGTTCCAGCTGCGTTTAGTGTTACTTCCGCAGATTTAAACTTAACTCTCGCTGTTGCCGCAGCTGCGTACACGCTGGAAATAACTCCAGGTAGCTTAGGTATAACCACGTCTGCAGTCTCGGCTATAAAGACAAGCACTATAGCAGCTACTGCTACTAGCTTATCAATAACGTTAAGTAACTTAGCTGCTACAAAAGCATCAAATATAACTGTAACTAGTGGCTCATTAATACTGGCTACGGTACCTTTAACGTTAGCTGGTGACTTTCTACTGCAACAGCTCCCAGGTAGCTACGCAGTTGATACGAATAGTTTGGCATTAGAGTTAGTCTATAATCTAGCGCAACTACCTGGCAGCTATACGCTAGCAGGATCGCCATTTACCTTGCTGCGTACTGGGGTTGTGTGGCCTCCGCAAGCTGATGTTAGGTTTGGTATTGAGTATGGACCTACTGGTAGTGAGTACGTGGGAGCTTACGCAGCAGTTACTAGACTTGACATTTCAACCGGAGCGCTAGTAAGGCCTATTGGCGACACCCTCTGTATAACTTTATAAGGAATAATCATGGCACAAGTATATAATCCCTGGGAATCTCCCCCTACTGAGCATACGCTACCAGGAGATCTTGCCAGCTTTGAGATCAATGGCGAGTCGGATGTAGAAGTTACAGCTGAAGCTGAGTATGGTAAGCCATTGCAAGAGGCCTTGGCAGTTATCTCTCAACAGTCGCAGCTGATTGCCCGACTAATGGACATGCTGGAATTCCCTGCTGCTAGCTCCAACATAGATAGCTTAGACTAGTAGCCCAGTAAACAACCGCATGCAAGCTACGCACAACGCAACATTAACAGAAGTCGCAACTGCTAGTACAGATGCGGCAGAACTGTCACGCAAGGATATTAACTTCCTTGGCATGATTGTTGATCCAACAGAATTTACCTTTGCCTTTCCACCATTCTATATAGCTTTGTTCGCGCTGCTAACTGAGTTTAAAGCAAAGCTGGAGAGATTTGCCATTGGGATTCCGCGGGGCTTTGCAAAGACTACATTTATCAAGCTGTTGTGTGTATGGTATATTCTGTTCAGTCCAAAGAAGTTTATACTGATCGTCGGTGCAGCAGAGAAGTTAGCCACAAACACTCTAGCAGACATCTGCGATATGCTGTCATCTAGGAACATTCGTACACTGTTTGGCAACTGGCAGTTTGATATTGAAGAAGATACCAAAGAGCAGAAAGTATTCACATTCCGGGGCCGCACCATCATCCTGAAGGCAATTGGGGCAGGAACTGCTGTCCGGGGTATCAACAGGAAATCATCGCGCCCAGATGTAATCATTCTAGATGACGTGCAGAAGCGCGAGGATAGCGAAAACAAAGAATTATCTGATAGCCTGCTGAAGTGGATTCTAGGTACTTTGATGAAAGCACGCAGTAATAGCGGTTGTACCTATATCTACGTAGGTAACATGTACCCTCAAAACTGCATCTTGCAAGCCCTTAAAAATAATAGCCAGTGGACATCGCTAGTAGTTGGTGGATTGCTAGCAGACGGTACTAGCCTGTGGGAAGAATTGCGCCCGGCAGAGGAACTTATCGATGAATACCAGTCTGATCTTGAAATGGGGCACCCAGAAATCTTTATATCTGAGGTGCTAAACTCAACAGACATAGCACCGCCCTCTGGTATAGACATTAATAAGATTCCAGTATTGCCGCCATACTATCTAGAGCTTTTGGATAGCAATGAAGCTGAAGGCTCTTTTATACTAATTGACCCTAGCAGTGGCAAGAAGACAGGGGATGATTGCACAATCTCACACTATGACGTCATAGATGGTAAGCCCATATTTACCAAGCTAGCCACTGGCACTTTCAGCCCATTGGAGACTATTGAAGCTGCTATCAACATGGGCCTAAGCAGCAACACACGCTTAATAGGTGTTGAGGGTGTAGCATACCAATCAACCCTGCTATTCTGGTTCAATCACTACTGTAACGAGAATGGGATCAGCGGCTTCGAGTTTGTGGAGCTGTCGCCAAAGGGCCAAGCTAAGAACAATCGTATCAAGCGTGGGTTACTGTCACTAATTGCGTCTGAAATCTACCTAGGCCCAGAAGTAAGAAGTATAGTACTCAACCAGATAGTGGAATGGAACCCACTAAAAACTGACAACAAGGATGACATCATAGATCCAATCGGCTACGTAGATGAGATGATGCAAAACTATTCTGAGTTAATAGTTAAGACTACATTCGACACGGACAATTATTCCGGTACCAGCTATCATGCAGACATAGCTTCTCTGCCATTCTAGTTAAATTAGTTTCCAAGCCTGCCTCCCAACCTGAAAGACCCAACAATGGCTACTAACCAATCAAACATCTCAATCATCAACACGCTGTCTATTCCGCAGAGAGTAGAAATACTCCAGTACGCTAAAGACTGTGCTGAGCGGCAATCCACGGGGCTATCAGATTTTCGGTCGCTGCTGCGGTATCGTGATCGTGCATACCAGCGGCAACTAAATACCACGGCTGAGCACATTAAAGCAGTGCGAGCAAACATGAGTGGCAATGCACGTAAGGTACAGGACATGACTGTACCAATTATCATGCCACAGGTTGAGAGCGCAGTTGCTTATCAAGCTGGTGTGTATCTAACAAGCTATCCTATCTTTGGTGTTGTAAGCTACCCCAAGAACCAGGATGCTGCCATGCAGTTTGAAACTACACTTGGCCAGCAATCTGTGCACTACGGTTGGGCACGTGAGTTGATTAAAGTATTCCGTGATGGATTTAAATATAACTTTGGTGTAGCTGCTGTAACCTGGAAAAAGACTCCACTAAAGCAGGTAGTCACAGATACCAGTATTTCTGCAGCAGGCTTAGCTAAACTCAATGAGTACAGCTATGGTGGAAACTGTATTGAGCGGCTGGATCCCTACAACTGCTTCATGGATATGACAGTGGCGCCAGCAAACCTACATACTGAAGGTGAGTTCTTTGGCTGGAATACACTGATCTCTCGTATTCAACTCAAGCGGCTGATGAGCGTACTTGATCCAGCAAAGACTACGAATGCTACTGCTGCGTTCGAATCGCAGTTTGCAGGTGCATCGCAAGATGATACTTCTGGGCTAAGCTACCACACGCCTATCATCAACCAGTATCTCAATATTGGTAGTACTAACTACACTAGTGGGAACTGGGGCCAGTGGATGGGGCTGCCAGGAACTGGTAAAGATCGTAGCAATATTAACTACAAAGACAGCTACGTACTCACACACTTCTTCTGCCGTGCGCTCCCGAGTGACTTTGGTGCCAGAGGCAACACAGCTAAAGTCTATCATTGCATAATCATTAACTGGCAAACTGTTGTATTTGCAGAGGAACTTAACAATGCGCATGATCTGCTGCCAGTAGTTGTGATGCAGCCCTATGAAGATGGTCTGGGCTATCAAACACAGTCTATGCTGGATAACGCGCTGCCGTTCCAAGACATGAGTAGCGCACTATGGAATATCTCCTTGGAATCCAAGCGCCGGCTAATCTTTGACCGCCTAGTGTACAACCCACGGCTAATTGACAAGAAGGACATTGATCCTGTATCTTCTGTTTCTCGCATACCACTGCGCAATGCTGCAATGGCTAAAGATGATAATGCTGTTGCCCGGGCACTTTATCAGATCCCCTACCGGGAAGACAACTCCAGTAGCAATCTGCAAATGAGCGAGATGATCAGTGCTATGGCTGATCAAGCTAGTGGGCAGAACAAGGTGGATCGTGGTCAGTTCCAAAAAGGCAACAAGACAAAGACTGAGTTCTCAGAGACGATGGCTAATTCTAACAGCCGTCAGCAACTGGCATCGTTGGCAATTGAGTATCAGTTCATGACTCCAGTCAAAGATATCATCAAAGCAAACACACTGCAGAATCAGTCTGCAACTACTATTCTTAACCGTGACTTGCGTGAGGAAGTTGCTGTTGACCCTGTGGAACTGCGGCAAGCCATGCTAGAATTCAAGATGAGCGATGGTAACCTGCCAGCAGACAAGATGATGAACACTGAAATGCTGACAGTGTTTCTGCAAACTGCCCAAGCTATCCCAGGTATCACAACCGAGTATGATGTTTTGGGCATGTTCTTGTACTTTGCTAAACTACGTGGTGCATACTGGCTTGAGGATTTCAAACGTAGCCCAGAACAGCAGCAAGAATTTCTCAGTACTGTTCAGCAGACAGCCCAGGCACAGGATCCTGCGGCAATGCAGCAAGCAGCTGCACAGCAAGGAGCACAGCAATGAGGCAAGATACTGCGTCAAAGTTCTTCCGCCCACTGATGACAGAAGATGATGTTAAGCAGGCACTGTCAGTATCCCCGTACTTTATGGCTTATTTGCAGGCAAAGATAGAAGCTTATGCAACAGCCCTGCTAGAGACTAAGCTACCATATGATCCTGATCCTACCAAGCAGGTAGTAGCTATTGTAGAATACGAGCGTACACGCACGTTTGTGCAGGCTTATGAGGAATTACTTGCCGAGCTCATGGATGCTCAGCAGACAGATATGGACTCAGCAACGGGTCGATAACCACGGCTAACGCCAAACAACTAACCAACTCTGAAAGACAATCATGGCATTTTTATCTGGAATATTCTCAAAGCCTGCAGCACCTGCACCGGCTCCTGCTGCGCCAGCGCAACCGGCTGTTAACAGCAATGGATCAGCTGGCCCTGCTGGGGCTCAGTCAGCCTCACCTGCAAATCCAATGGCGCATCCCACAAACATGGAGAATCAGCCTGCACAGCCTGCTGCTGGTGGCCCTGTAAATCCGCTGGATGCCTACTCTAACCTGTTCACACCAAAGCAGCAGCCACAAGGAGCCCAGAAAATACCAACTATTTCTGATCCCATTCTTGGTACGCTTGACCCTGTGGCATTTAGACAGCAAGTCTCTACTGCTAACTTTGCAAGTAGCATCCCACAGGAACAGATGCAGAAAGCACTATCCGGTGACGTACAAGCATTCAGTGACGTAATTAACTCAGCAGCGCGTGAAGCCTTTACCGCAGCAGCGCAATTGTCGCACGGTCTAGTTGAGCAGGGTGTACGTACTGGCGCGGAACGACTAAATAGCGGCTTGGATTCACGTATCAGAAACTTTCAAGTAAAGAGTCAGAATACTACTAATGAAGCACTTACCCATCCCGCAGTAGCACCAATGCTAAATGCGGTTAAAATGCAAATTGCATCGTCAAATCCAAACTTGTCAGCAGACCAAGTGCAACAGCAAGCAGAACAGTATTTTAGCCAGATGGCTGACGTGCTGGTAGCACCAAAACAAGCAGCCGCTGCTGCAAAACAAAAGCCATCAGGTACAGATTTCTCCAGCTATCTGGAATAACATACTGTTACCTACTAACCCTCTTTAACCTTTAAAGGAAACATCATGTCTGTTGGTCTTATTTCTTCCGCATACCCGACACAGCCTACCAATCTCAATGGTATCAGCTTTGCTCAGGCAATCACTCGCCTCATGCCAAATGGCACGGCTCCGCTGTTCGGGCTTACCAGTCTCCTGAAAGACGAAACTGCCAGCAACATCGAGCATGGCTACTTCAGCAAGACGATGATCTTCCCATCCGCGACACTATCTGCACTCGTTGCTGATGGTGCTGCCACAAGCTTTACTGTTGCTGCCCACGATGACATCAATATTGGCGATATGCTGATGGTGGCATCCACTCAGGAAACTGTACTGGTGACTGGCTTTGCTGATGCTACTCATATCACGGTAACTCGTGGTGTTGGTACTGTTACTGCAGCTGCTATTGCATCCGGTGTTATCTTGTACAGCATCGGCAATGCTTTCGAGGAAGGTTCTACTCGTCCTTCTGCTGTTAGCATCTTGGCAGAGCGTTATGTCAACTACACGCAAATCTACCGTAATTCTTGGGCTGTTACCAAGACTGCTGCTGCTATTCCGCAGATTGCAGGCTCTGGCTTCGTCTCGGAAAGCAAGCAAGATTGTGCTGCACTGCACGCAATGGCAATTGAGAAGTCTCTGTTCTTCGGTCAGAAGTACATGGGTACTAGCAATGGCCAACCGCTGCATACCCAGGAAGGTATCATTGCTCGTGTGACTGCTGCTGCCCCTGGCAACATTGTTACTCTGGGCGGCACTACCAACTGGACTCAGTTTGAAGCTGCGCTCGACCCTACGCTGCAAACTGTTACTGATCCCAAGGGTGGCAACATCCGTACAATGTTTGTTGGTGGCACTGCTCGCCGCGTCATTCACAACATTGCTCGTTTGAACTCTACCTATCAGATCACTTCCAGCGAAACTAGCTGGGGCCTGCAAATCGACACTATCCGCACACCGCGCGGTACGTTCGAGATGATTGAGCACCCGCTGTTCAATGCTTATGGTGCTGCTGCACCGTGGGCTAAGATGGCAGTGATTGCTGACTTGAACGCATTCTCTCTTGCCTACCTGCGCAAGACCAGCGATGCGGCATACAATGCATCTGGTGCTTTGGTTGACAACGGTATTGATGCGGAAGGTGGCACGCTCACCACGGAACTTACCAGCACGATCAAAAATCCGTCTGCTTTTGGTATCCTCTACAACTTCACCGCTGCTGCTGCGGGCTAATCTAGCAACTAGCCTAACGCAGGCATAACAAAGAACAGGCTCGCTTCGGCGGGCCTTTTCCAGTGAGAGCATCAACTCTCGTAACCAATCCAACCAACAACCTTAAGGAACCAACATGGCAACTGCTATTCGCTCTGGTGAAACTGCACCGCAAGCATCACCCTCTGTAATCAAATCCAAGCCAGTGAAAACTTACCACCACATGGTTCGGGGCGCAAAATTCATGATGCCTGATGGCCTCGAAGTGCAGTTCCTTGGTGGCGTATTTACCACTGCTGACACTGAGATCATGGCAGAACTTGACAAAGTTGCCAACCGCCCGGCCAGCATGATTTACACGAAAGCGGAAGTTGTTGAGGCTGTTAAGGCCCTTACTGCGCAGGCTGCTGCTGATGCTGTGCAAACTCCTGCATCTAAAGAGTAATTGAATAGGTGCGCATATGACTACATTTGCTGAATTAGAATCGTTAGTAATTGCTCAGACACGTAGGCCAGAAGTTCCTGCTGTCACGCAAGCTGCTATCCGTACAGCTACGTTACGTGCGCACCACACTGATTTCTTTCAGCGTGACTTAGCAGCAAGTACGCTATCTTATACACCCTCCAGTAGTGTTAGCTTCTATGACTTTACCGCTATTACAGCTACACTTACTCGTATGCGCGCATTCCAGTTGCTGCAGTCTATAGATGCTACTACGCTAGCTCCCACGGAAAATTTGGAATACCGCGAATTACAGGATTTATACGATAGCGATAATACTCAACGGGAGTCTGCTTACACTTTGATTGGTGACACATTGCGTGTTTATCCATTATCCCATACAGGTAAACTAAATGCGTACTATTATAGGAATCCAGTAGCGTCTGAAACTGGTTTCTCAAGCTGGATTGCAGACACCTATCCAGATGAGTTAGCAGCCTGGGCCGCGGCCATCGTGTTTGCGCGTACTGGCTTTGCAGAGATGGCAGCAGACTTCCAGAAGACACATGTGCAGCCCTTTAAAGAGTTGCTTGTATCTAGCCATTTGCTAGCTACTGTAAATTAACAGACCACAAAGGTAAGACTTATGGCAACTTATGTACCTAATGCTACTCAGTATGCAGAGCCAGTAGAGAGTAGGTCAGTAGCTAGTGCTGCACTCGAGTTTAGGACTCTTAAGGAGCGTGCTAGCGATGCTGTACAATATCCAGCGGCAGATCCCTCTGGTAGTAAGGGAACTTTACCCCTAAGTACTGCTCGTGCAGGTAAGATTTTAGCCTTTGACGTAGCTGGTAATCCTACAGCTGGCTCAGATGCAGCTGATGTAGCAACTATGCTAACTGTTACAGCTGAAGTACTAGCAGGCTCTGCAGAAATTATAGCATCTCGTATAGAAGTAGCTATAAATACAGAAACAACAAGTAATAATACTGTGCAAGCTGCAGCATCAGCAGCGGCGGCAGCTAACTCAGCCTTCACGGCAGCCGCGGATACAGTAACTACTGCAAACAATACGGCGCTGACACTGTCGTATAAAAACTCTGCAGTAACAGCCTCTAATACAGCAACTGCGCAAGCTGTGTCAGCTTCACTCAGTGCTACGTCAGCAAATCAATCTGAGGCTATAGCCCTTAATTCTAAGCTTTCTGCAGAACTTGCGGCAGACCAAGCAGCTATATCTGCTTCAGACGCAAGTCTAATAATTGTTAGCGGATTAGGATTTACAGCTAGTACTGCATATGACTTTGGGTATGTAGCAGATTCTATGAATCTATTTCCAACTGATTACGGTTCTATTTAAGGAGTATTTATGGCAACCCAAATTCAACGGCGACGTGGAACTACTGTAGCCCACAGTACATTTACTGGTGCTAATGGTGAACTTACAGTCGACACCTCTAAGCAAACAGTAGTAGTACACGATGGGGTAACTCCTGGAGGCACTCCATTAGCTACTAATGGTGAACTTATAGCTGAGCGCACGGCTGCTACAACGCTGACCAACAAGACGCTGACAAGCCCAGTTATTACTACGCCTACAGGTATTGTAAAAGCAGACATTGGCCTTGGTAATGTAGATAATACCTCTGATGTAAACAAGCCAGTATCAACAGCACAGCAGACAGCGTTAAACCTGAAAGCTGATACTGCTAGCCCTAACCTTACAGGTACACCAACTGCGCCTACAGCAACCGCAGGTACCAGCACGACTCAACTAGCTACTACAGCCTTTGTTAATGCTGAAATTGTTAATGATGCTGTGTTGCTTAC